CGGGCTTTTTGACCTGCAACGCCTTTACCGATTTTTGGAAAAGTGTCGTCTTGGGCCGATACCGTTTTCTCGCGTACTGTATTTCGTAGCTTAGAACCCATGCGCTGAAAAGCAACGTGTACTTCGCTCTCGAATTGCGAGATAAAGGTGGTATCAATGGTAGGAGCTGCCATTAGATTATCCAATCCTTTAAAATGTTAAACACAAAATACGGTTGTTCCTAGCAGATGGGTTGCTCTGGTTGTTCCTTACGGGCCAGTACCACCATACTTTTGGGCCGATGTTAAAGCTGTATCTAAAGGATAGTTATATTGTTACGCACAAAAGCTAACAATTCCACTTTCTAAGTGCTTTGTTAATTCTGCTGTTAGGGTCTTTTGCGGTTTTTGCACTAGTAAGTTTCTTTTTCATACCGCCCATTCTAGCGCAGAAAGATTTTCTTCTGTTAGCAGCCTTACTGTTTTTTTTAAGTTTAGACGGTTTTTTGGTTACAGGAGCTTTTAGTTTACCCCCTGTTTTTTTATTATAACTAGCACGGCCTTTGGCATTTAAACCACCGCTTTTATTTTTGCCCTCTTTGCGTTGCCATGCAGGTGTTTTAGCCATTATTTTTTCTTTGCAGTTCGCTTTGATTTATCAAATGCTTTTTTAGTTGGAGCGCCTTTAGTTCCGGGCTTCCTCATTCTTTCATTGCTTCCTGCTTTAATTCTTTTACGTTTAGCATGAATGTTTGCATAAAGTCCGGGTCTAGCCATTTATTTATTCCTGTTATTCCATAACTCGAATAATACTTCTACTTTTTTGGTTAAATGTTCTACATCTACTTTTGTTTTAATAATAGCGTAAACCATACCGCCCAAAATTGCAAAAGCAGCAATAGCAGTATTAATTAAATCAAAAAAATCGAAACTTTCCATTAGCTCCCATTTCCCACCTTTTCTTCGATTAACGTAAACACATTGCCAAAAGCAACCACGCACAAATGCGTTCCTTGTACGGATTGCCAAGCTGTCCAGCGTTCAGAAAATGGATTTGCTGTTATTATTATTAATTCTCCACGTTGATTTAACCCACGCATAACTTGCCGTTGTTCCATAATTTTAGTTGCGTTTTTTATATTGTCTAACGAAATACAGGTTTGTTTCGGGCTATTTGGATTTATTTGCGCAGAAGCGTGTTGTTTCCACAGTAATATTACTGCAAAAGCAATAAATAAATACGCTATCTCACGCCAACGAATCATTTTTTCGTACGCATCGTTTTAGCAGGTTTTTTAATTTTGCGTAATTTAGACGTAGGTCCGGGGTATCGTTTAAGTTTTCCCCCTTTTTTTGAATAAGGCATAATAATATTCCTCCGCTATCAGCCATTTTGTAATCGTTCAAACCCTTTTGTAACACGATCTATAAGTGTTTCGTCACGAACACCTGCTGCGCCCCAATATTTGGGATCATTCATTAACGCTTGCAGTTCTTCTAATGTTTCTGTCGCTGGCGCACTCTGTCCACCATCTACTGTATTTGCTGATGATTGCGATACAGACATCATTTCTTCTATTGCTAAAACGCCGTCAGCGGTTGTAGCCAACGCATTTAACGCATTCTGTGTGTTTTCTGATAATTTAGAATCAGCCCATGCGTTTATTGCATCAATACGCGTTTTGCCGTCTTCTCCTAGTTTTGCTAACTCTGCATTAGGATCGGGCGCAGCTGCTTGCATGGTTTCCATATAGGATTTAATCCCTGCTTGGAATCCATCGTTGTCAAGACCCATACCGTGCGCTTGGGTACGCCAAAACGACAATAAGGGATCGTCCGTTTGGAACTCGACACCTTCAAGTTCTGGCAACGTATAATCGTCTGCATTTTCTGGACGGTTTGCAAAACCTTCTGCTTTAACCTCTTCACGCAAGTCCTCCATTTTAGAATGTAATTTTTGCTCTAAATGTGTGTATGACTCACTAAAACTTTGCAAACGTGTTTCGCCTTTATCGGCATCCCAAAACTTTTCTGGCACATAATCAGGCCGACTAATTGCTTCTGTCGGGGTTGATTCTGTCGCTTGCTCTGTTGAAGATGTTTGTGACTCGCTCATCTGTTCCATTTTCTGCTGCTTTCAATTTGTTAGAAGTTTCTATTAATTTAATCATATCTGCATACACTGATCTTCGCCCTTCCACGTATGCTAACTCTAGGGCATCAAATGGTGGATCAAGCACCTGATTAATTAATATAGTTCTAAAATAATCTAATACTATCTCACCATCTTTTGATTCAAAAAAATTTGCAGCTAAATGCGCTACAGTAGTCTTTTCTATTGTTCGCTTCACGTTTATGGCTCTCCACGTTGCTGTTCCAATACTGGGGCTAATTGTCCTACAGTTTCTTGTAGTAATTGCGCTTGCTCTTCTGGTTTGCGTAATAAGTCTAATGGTATTTGCTGTTTTTCTGCATACCATTTTGCAGTCTTATCTTGATCTATCATAACCTGCAATATTTGAGGACCAAAAACAGAAACCATGCGTTGCATAAATTGATCCATGTTTGTAACATCCTGCATGCGTTGTGCCGTTGCTAACGGAGATTGCGATACAATAGATATTTGTTTTCCATCAATAGTCGGAATCTGTATTAACCCTTTGTCTTTTAGTATGTATATAACTCGTTGTATTACGGGTTCTACTAATTCCTTCATTAAGCGACCAAAAGCAGGGCCAATCTCGTTTGCTAATTGTGCCATTCTTTCGGCAACTTCCGTAGCGGACATTGGCGTTGCTTCGTGAGGTCTACCTAATTGCTGGTTATACAATGCTTTTTTAATATTATGACGCATATCATCAAGCACTAGTTGCCCCACATCAAATCGTGCAGGGGTTTGTAATGGATCAATACGTGATCCGGGGGCGCGAGGAATGATGATTCCCGGTCTAAGATTAATACTATCTGGATTTATCACCCCGTCATCATCCGCTTGCCACATTCCAGTAACCGCCATATCGGCGTTTTCTAGGATAAGTTGTACTGTAAGATTACATGTACGTATTGCTGGTAAAGCATTAATTACTGGGCCACGACCATAACTTTCGCCAGCAGCTTTACTCCATCTAAATAATATCCAAGGATTAGAGCCTCGGCCTTTGTAAACTTCTTTTGCTACCTCTTGTTCTATGGATGGTATGTGTGCAACAAAATCCCATTGACGCATATTGGGAGTAGATCTGTTACGCATTGTGCTTTGCACTAATTCAATACGGTCATTACTTGCGTTTCGTGATTTTATTATTGCCAAAACATCTTCTGGCAAATCAGGATACATAATAGGCAAATGTTCTATCTTACAAAACTTGCGATAATGAATATCGTCTATTTGTCCGTCAGGACCATCTTCGATTGCTACCTCAGTAAGCGGTATTGCTCTAAATCGTAACGGGTCTATTGCGTCTCCGGGCATAACATGTAATATCCCGGTTCCTACCGCTAAATCATGCAATGCCTCATTAACTTCTTGGTCAAAATTAGACTGCGCTATGTAGTCAAATACTTTTTGTGTAATGGCTTGCAGTTCTTCATTTATTTCTTCTGCTTCCATTGGGTCTTCAATGTCGCTACCTGCAACTAAATTAGCCCATCGACTGAATGGAGGCATAAGGCTACTTTGTAATTCCGCAGCAAACTCAGTAACGCCTACTACTGCCGTTTCATCAAATATACGATCTGTACGGCTTTGACCTAATTGATCGCTGTGATCAAACCCTTGTCGAGTTGGCATTGTGTAGTCATAAGCGTCTTGAAATAATGGCTTAAATTTATCCCTATTGTTAAAGGCAATTTCGGCCTTTTGCTTTACATCTTTAGGAGTCATAAATTATCCTAACAAACTCTTTTTCGCTTGTTGTCCACCGCCAGCAGTTCCAGCATTTAATAAACTAGCGTAGCCGACACTACCAGACATTCTAGCAGAACGTAGATTTGCAGCTTTAGCATCTGCTCTAGCTTTTTCTTCTTCCGCCAATCTGCGGGCTTCCGCTCTGTCAGCAGCAAGTTGCCCGTCTTCTTTTGGCCCAGAAAGTATTTTACCTATTGCTGCCATTATTTTTTCTTCATCATTTTTTTCATTGGTTTTTTCTTAGCAGTTTTTTTCTTGCCGTTATTTTTTTTAGGCATTCTAATTTCTACTTTAAGTCCCATGATAAAATCCTATTCTGATAAATCGATTTCTGAAATTACAAAAGAACGCTTTGCACCAGCTTTTGTGTACGCACAAAACAATTGTGAAGGCGTAAATGCCCAAGATTTAAACTTAACTAAATGTTTTATAGCTGATACGCAGGTTGCAATTGGAAAACATAGTTTTCGGTATTTTGTTTGTGGAGGCAATGCTTCATATATAACGCTTCCTGATAAATCAAAATGTGTAAGCAATTTATCTACTTCTTCTGTATTTAATTTATTTATAAGTAATCCAAGAAACGACCAATCGTATAGAAACCACTGATTGCTCTGTGCATCAAAACCTAATGCACAAACATGTTTATAAGGTCCACGACAAAATACATGATCCCACCAATATTGTTTGTCGCGTTTAATAAAAACTATATACCACGCCGAAATATTCGTTCCCATTTTTCGTTCGCTCTTTTCTTAGGTTGCATAGCATGTTTTTGTCTATCAAATGGATCAAAAAACGCTTTTCCATTAG